CAAAAAAGACGGTCCACAAAGAAGACTCCAAGCAAGATCTCTTTAAAGAAGAAAAAAAGCCCATTGTCGTCAAAGAGCCGCCCAAAGCGAAAGATGATTCCGGCCAGTCTAAAGCTGACGAAGAAGCCGCAAAAAGAGAGCTCATCGAACGAGGATTATTGCCCAGGGGGTCTTGAGAGCGGGGAAACTTCCCCGCCCTCATTGTGACCGTGCTATCGGCATGCCGTCGTCTTAACCCGCTAGACCCCGATGCGCCTCGACTCGCCTGCTTTGCCTTGACATAGCTTAAGCACGCTTCTACCCGCCTGTCGCACGCTTCTACCCGCCTGCCTTACCGACTCGTTCCGTGATATGGCGCGCTAAGTCCCACTCCGGCTAGCCTGCCTCACTTCATCAGTTCATCGAGTTCTTCCTCATGCTCCGGTAAAGCTGGTTCGGTTGTAAGGCCGACCAGCTTTTGAGCAAGAGCCTTGGACAATGTTCCTTTGGCGTATTCTATTGCTATCCGATCAAGAATAGCAGATTGACCGCCCTGGACATTGAGTATACGCAACCGTAACCACATGACCGCCATCGGATCGTTGCGCGATCCTTTGAGTGTCAGTAGCCTGAATCCGTAGCCTTTGTTCCAGTTTATGGCCAGGCACCTGCGAATTGCTTCCGGGTCAGTTGGTTCTACTCCAGTTTGTCTGAACTTTCTGAAATAGTATTCAGTGACGCCGATTGCGCATATGCCATTTCGACGCAGCCGTTTTTCTGCTGCTGGCCAGCAACGTTTGATTTCCAGGATGTGACTTTCTCCAACTGTTTCAACTCCGAAGATGGCTTTGCAGACCTCTTTTGTGGTGAGCCTGTATTGACCATTCGCTAATTGTTTCTTGAGATGTCTGAATAATACTGTCGGTTTGATCCATGTCATAAATCTCCTTTCTAGATCAGATTAGCTGCTACCCGGACGAGAGCGTCTTCGAGCAGTTTCTTCGCTTTGTTCAGGTTTCTCATGGCTTCATTAGAGCCGCCGTCTTTGTCAGGATGCAGTTTTACCGCCAGAACTTTGTATCCGGTGTTGATGATTTTACCGGCCAGGTTCTGGATCAGTTCTGATTCATCGATGTCTGGTCGACGCTCAAACGGTGTTACATCTTCCCCGACAGCGTTCTCAACGATCTTGCCATATTGCGCTTGATCACGTAACTGACTGATTCGCACATTATTGTTTTCTCGATCGGTCACATGCCGAAGCGGTGGAAGATCGACCTCCCCGGAGGTTGATCGCCCTTTAAGTCGTTTTCGATAAGCGATATACTCATTTCGCGCTGTGTCTTTAATGCCGGGGAATTGTTTCCGGCAAAACACCGAGAACTCTTTATCGCCTTTCTTACCCTTGAGAAACGTCATCCGAAGTTGGATGAACAGTTCTCCCAGGCGACGATAATGAATTCGCCTGATCTGTTCCATGCTTGAATCCAGTTTCGCTTCAGCGTTCTGGATCTCTTTAATGATGGCTGAGCGTTGCCGCATCAGCTCACCTTTTTCATCTTTGATTATTGTCTTGGTCATAGTTTTCTTTTCTAAGCCGCAGCCTTACCCCAGGCTAACAGCAGTTGTTGACGGATTTTCTTACTTGCTGCGAATACTTCACTGAGTTCCCGCAGATCATTGTATTTGCGCTCAAACTGTTGGAGCTCCGCCAGTGCATCCTCCAGCATTTGTCGGCGCAAAGTTTTACTTGAAAGCACGTTCACCATTAACCGGTAACCGCCACTGTCGAACCGATCTTCACGCAGAGATGTGAATACACGCACGGGACGCCTGTCACCGTTGAGTTTCACATAACGCACTGTGCATCGGATAAGGGTTCTGGCCTGGTGCAATCGGTATTCAACCGCTGCCTCAGTATCGTCCCACTCAAAGTATTTGTGCAGGATCGATTCCTTAGGTTGTGCTGCCGCTACTACTCTCTCCGGGCGGAGTATCCCCTCCCGGTCTTTGTTGGCGATCTGGGTTAGTTCCCGGATCACCGTTGGATTTGCGATGTCGAACATCTTGTTCCTTTCTGTTTATTTCCATCATTTTAACTTTTGGATTGCCTTCCCACTCCGAGATGTCCTGTGCCAGGCCACGGAGTTTATCCATGATCATCGCTGACACACTGATCTCTTCAGGGGTAGGCTTTTCGCTATAGAGCTTGGCCTCAAATCGTCCACGGATTAGTTTCTCTTCCGCAGGAAGTTGTTTAATGAGGATCTGGATCTCTATCACTTGCGTTCAACCTCGAATAGACCCCAGCCTTGTCCAGGACTATTGCGACTGTCCGGACGCCCTTCACAGATGCCGACCTGCAGACCCACTCGGGCAAGCAGATTTGTCACATCCTTGAGCTGAAACTGGTCTGCATCCCAGCGGATCTTCACATTCGCGCTCCAGGGCATGTACTTGGCACGAATGGTTACGTACGGTTGACCGGTCTCCACACGGGCGATCGATTTAAGTAGCTCAGCTTTCCCATAGATCCTGATCAGTGGAATAGTCGGCTCTTCCTTGTCCCAGCCATCCTGCTCAACGAACACGGAGAGTTTTGCCAGGGTCATACGGAAGTTGACCAGGCGACAGGCTGATATCATTGCGTTACGGATTGAACCGGCATGAAACCCGTCCCAGCCTTCCGGGCTGATGTAACGAGCTTGCACGAATGAATCCTCGATGTTCTGCGGTTCACGCTTTTTCTTGGAAGAAGCAGATTTGCCTTCGATTTGTTTGGCCAACATTTCGTCAGCGATCTTTTTACTGAACCTGTGTACCACCAAAGGCACCATGCCTTTGACGCGAAACACCGCCGTTTGAAAATTGGGCGGTGTAATGGTGACCGACACATGCCGTTCGCCATCCGGCGATGCTGTGCGGCGTTTACCTATCTTACTGATTTCGACAGCCGGGAATCCCTGGTAAGGATGTTTATCCCGGTTAGCGATGTTTGTAGCTAACTTTTTCATGATTTCACTTTCTGTTTGATGCCTACTGTTGTTTAATTGACATCAGATCGTGTAGGCAGTTTCCGATCCGAAATTCCGAACTGAACTTAACAAAGTATGTTAACGCAAGCTGCTATAGCTCGCGACTGGGCATGTTCACGCGCCTATGTAAATCAGTGTGTTAAAAGAGGTTGCCCTACTGATTCCTTTGAGAATGCCAGGCTATGGCGCGATGCACACGCTCGGAAGCGTGCTCCCACCGATCCGGTGCAATTGGCTCGCCTAGAGGAAAAGACCCATAGGAAACCCCTTGGCTCGAATGCACCAAGCCAATCGATGGAAGACACGCTTCGGAACTCATGCCTGGCCGCTGATGAAGCCTGGCGACTTTTAAACGAAGCGATGTTGGAAGGCAAAGACAGCAAGATCTCTGTGCGCCTGTCGGTTCACAATAAAGCTGTGGAGAACAGGATCAAAGCCGAGTCGATGATCCGTGAAGAGCAGGAAAGGCGCAATATCCTGATCCCGCTGAGCAAAGCCCAGGAGATTACGCGCATAGCCTTTGAAGTTATCATAAAGAGACTGAGCGCGCTGCCGCAGAATATTGCGCCAAGATGTAACCCGCATGATCCAACGCATGCATTGGAGATTTTGGAAATTGAATGTTCCGGCATAATCAATGCCGCACAGAAGGCTGTAGCATGATTTACTTTGGGTTTGGCCAAAAATATATCCTGGACTTTGACCAGGAACAAATAGCAAAAGACAACGCCGAAGAGCTATGCCGGATCTCCAAGAACTGGCCAAACAAATTCGGGCTTGAATGCTCTCGCCTGGAAGATTTCCAGAAGCGCTGTTCATGCAATTACGGGGAGATTGCTACTGGAGGTGTTTACGACATTCCATGGGTGCCGAAGGTGAACAATTTCACTGGCCCGGATCTGGGTGAAAAGATTCAGGTCCGTACATTAACCTGCAAAGACCTCTACATTCGGCCAAAGGATTTCGAGAAATATCCCGATCACTGGTTTGTCCTGGTTCACGGTCAATATCCGTGTCCGATCATGTGGGTAGTCGGCCACATCAACTGCACGAAAGCAACCCGGATAGGCTGGTGGGGAACACCTAATGACCGGCCACCATGTTGGTGGATAAAACCCGAACAACTTAAAGCAGCTCCATCCTATCCATTTTGATGACTACTGTTGATCAGTTTCGATCCTTTGTAGGAGATCTTTTAACTCCTCCAAAGAAAGAGAGCGTTGTTCAGTGGTGCGAGAATAACGTGTCGGTGCCGACTGGAGCAGTACAAGGTCAACTCTCGATGCGGATGGCCCCATACGGGCGAGAAATTTTAGAACGGTTTGGAGATCGCAAGACACGATCGATAACTCTTTGCTTCGCAAGTCAAAGCAGTAAGACAACGCTTTTAATTTTGGGGATGCTGTACCGGCTTTGTAAGAATCCAATGGACGCGATGTGGGTAATGCCGAACCGGGAGTTGGCGAATTCATTTTCGAAAAGTAGGTGGATGAAGTTTATCAGTGAATGTCCGCCTACGGCTCAACTTTT